GTCGCCGTTGATGATGTCCAGCGTGGTGACGGAGATCACGGGCACCTGGCCAGTGAAGATCCCAGGCCCGCCGGTGCCGCACAGGTACTCGTCGGTCACTGCGGCGTACCCGAAGACCTGGTTGCCGCAGAGCTGGCTGATCTTCTCGCTGGATGCTTCCAGCAAGGCCGTCAGCAGCGCATCGCTGAGTTGCGTGCAGGCCGGGTGCAAGCGGGCACGGACGAGACCTACAAAGTCCATGGCAATCTCCAAGGGTCAGGGAAGGGCCTTTCGGCCCCTCCCCTTCCCAGTTCAGCTTTGACTAGGCGATGGTCACGATCGGCATCGTGGCGCCGCTGTTCCGAGGCTCGCTCAGGATGCAGAGTGCGCTGCCGACGATCGGATCATCGACCGTCTCATCGCAGCAGAGGGCGATGCCGTTGAAGGCAAACCCCGCAGCTTCCTGGGCCTTCTTGGCCTCTGCCACGTCCACCTCGACGATGTGCTGGGTGGCGACGCAGTTGGCCGCAGCCACCGACGCCTCAGCCCCAGCCTCGACGCGGGTCAGAGCGCCCAGGGTGTCCGGCGCACTGCCGGTCCCGGTACGCTGCCAGTACCCGATGGCGGTCTTGTTCGTGCCGGCCGACACGTCGGCGCCGTAGGCCACGAACTTGACCCTGCCAGCTCCACCGGTGTTCGCGCCCATGCTGATCACGAACGTGCACTTCCGGTAGTTGGCGCAACCGACGGCCGCGAGCAGCGGATCGCCGTTGAAGCAGTCCGCGACAGGAGCGCGGAGCATGATGATCTTGACGTTCTCTGAAAGCATCTCTTTCTCCTTCTATCTCAGGCCACGGTTAGGTGTTGGTCGTCAGCCAGACGAACGGGGAGACATCGTTGTACAGCGTGTTGTCTGCCGCGTAGGTCCGGAGAGTCGTCTTCCACCAGGGCTGCCCATCCTCGCGGATGAGGAAGACGAAGACGTTCTCGCCGTAGTCGAAGCGCAGCTCCAGGCTGACCTTCGACCGAACTCCGCCCTTGGTCGCCAGGACGTACTGGCTGAAGTCAGCCAGGAGGATGTCTCCCCGGGTGCCCATGTCGCTGATGCAGTGCATCGACGGCTTGGCGGGCATTCCCTCGAAGCTCTCAGCTCCCTGATCCTGGATCTGCTTGCCCTGGCCGTAGTTGCTGATGGCCAGCTGACGGAGGTTGGTGTACAGCTTCGGCCGGTTGTACAGCCACTGAGCCTTGCCCACGCTGGGGCCGTAGAGCACAGCAGCCATGCCGATCACGTCGCCGATGGCAACCACGTTGGCGCCGGAACGGGTGACGGCCACGGCGCACTTGGTGGCGTCGGCGCCGTCCATGATCCCGAACGCACCCAGGGGCTCACCCACGCCAGTCCCGAACAGAACCTTCTGCTCGCGGATCAGGCGGATGGCCTCGGGGACGCAACGGCTGATGAGGGCCTCTGCGCTGATGGCGTTGTCTTCCAGCAGCTCCTCGGTGATGGCGGCCTTGGCAACCAGCTTGACCGGCTTGAGCTCGATCAACGCGGTGTTGACCTTGCCCGAGCTCGGGTAGACTCCACCCTCGGGGACGTACGCGGCGGTGACGCCACCGTACATCACGCTGGTGGTCTTGGTGCCGGGTCTGCGGGTGTCATCGACCACCGCCGGAATCCGAACCATCGGGCCGGAGCAGGGGATGCTGAGACAGTCCTGGAGGAACGAGCCTTCCAGCGACTTCTCCATGATCGTGTTGCTGAACGAAGCCGGGGCCAGGAACCCGCCGTCGGCATCGACCAGTTCGCCCTGGCCAGAGATGGCGCGGATGGCCAGGTTGTAGCGCTGGAGCATGTCGCTCGGGCGCGTGCGCGCAGCGCGGACGTCGACCATGAAGTGACCGAGGTGCTTCCAGCCCCCGCCATCCACGATCTTCTCTTCCTCGGTCGCACCCATCACGACCTTGGTCTCCTTCTTGGAACGCTCTTCGACCTTGGCCACGATGGCCGTGGTCACGCGCTCTTCGAGGCCCTTGAGGCCCTCGTCGATCGCCTTCTTGACATCGGGGGTGTCCATCTTACTTCTCCCTTTCTGTTCTCGACACTCGTAGCCTAGCAGCTCCGGGGTCACCCCCTACTGCCTCCAGCGATCAGCTCCTTGAACGCAAGTTCAATCGAAGCTGCGAGTTCTTCAAGTTCCTTGTTGTCAGGGACCTTCATGGCCCGCTCGATCTGTTCGACGATGGCCTCGGGGTTGACTGGGTCGGCGCAGACACTGTACTCTAGCACCGTGGCCCGGTCAATGACCGTGGTGGCGCCCAGCTTGGTCTCGGCCTCGGTGGGCTTGCGCTCCGACTCGCGGAGAAGGGTGACGCTCTTGCCGGGCAGGTGGCCCCGGCAGACGGCGTTGAACACAGTGTCACCCAGCCACGGCTTGTCGGTGGGCCATGCCTGGGGAGCGCGGTCGTACTGGGTCTTGGCCACGATCTTGTTATCCTTGGCCTTCACCCAGAGGGCGCGGCCGACGCGGACAGAGCGGTGCTCCAGATGGACCGGTGAGCCGTCCTCGTAGAACCGGTCCCAGTTCAACCCGCTGTTCAGGACGATCATGCCATCGGAGCCCAACGCCTCGGTACTAACCGTGCTGATGTCAGCGTGTTCGGCGCGGAGTACTTCGATGGTCGGATCGGAGCGAAGAATTATCAGGTTGGAGCTCATGCCGCTTCCTCCTCAGTGTTCATCACCGTGCCTGAGCTGGGATTGGGCGCGGTAGGTAGACCGTTCTCGTCCACCTGCTGTTCGTCGGTGTCCTCTTCCAGCGCCTCCTCGAACAGCAGGCTGATGTCCTCGCCGAACAGGGGCATGATGCGACGATTGATCACGTCCTCCAGCAGCGTGGTCCTGGGGTCGATGGCAAGACGTGACCATTGTACGAGTGCTGCGTCCAATTCTGCTCTGGAGCCTGCGCTGTCGAACAGGGCGGCGGGGATGTTGAAGCAGGCCATCACGATGCTCTTGAGCTGAAGGAACCTGGCGCTGCCCTCGAACTCCTTGCTGGTCTGCGCCAACGTCTGTAAGTCCACCGGGATCTCAGGCACCATCAGGCCGCCGGTGCCCTTGCCCCTGAAGCTGCGCCAGACAGCCATGAGCCTGTCCAGGATGGTCTTGCTGACTACGCCCTGCTGGTCCTTGGGCGACATCACGTAGGCGGGGGCACCCCCGTTGTTCAGCAACGCCGTCATCAGCGCGGTGTCCGAGTTCATCAGGACGATCTCAGACCAGGCAAGCTCGGCCGGGCCCTTGCCAGAACCGTACGGGTTCATGGGGTCGGAGCAGAAGAACTGGACGACCTGATCCAGCGTCAGCAACTCCTGGTCGTAGCGCCAGCCGGTTATCCGATTGGTTTCGTTCATCTCCGGCGTCACCAGGTGCGGCTGCAACGGGTAGATCTCGACTACGGGCGTGAGGACGCCAGGCACGATCTTCCAGTACGCCTTGCCGCACATCTCCAGGCAAAGCTGGGTGTACTTCCACATCGCCTTCGGACCCATGAACGGGTTCGGCTTCTTCAGGGTCTCCAGGAACGGGTGGCTGCTCACCTCGGGGTCATCAAGCGTGTCCCCACGGTAGAGGGCGCAGGGCGTGTTGGCTACCCCGTTCGCGTTCAACTGGGCGCAGGCGCCGGCCAAACCCCGGTACTCGCGAAGCATCGCAGCATCGGTGGGAGTGGGCGTAACTTTGAGCAGATCAGCCCAGACCGAGCGGGTGGTTGCCTGTACAACGTAGGTCTTCGCCATCTCAGTCCTCGTCTTCGTTCTGGCCAAGCCAAAGCGCCGGGTTGCCTTCGTAGAGCCACTCGTGCTCGTTGCCGTTCTTGTCGATGTAGACCCTGCCCGGGATCTTCTCGCGCTCCGGCTCCCCGTGAGGGAGGATCACCGTCACCATGCCCTTACGCGCGGGCTTAGGCAGCTGTCGCAGCTGTGGCATAGGCGCCAACCTCCATCAGGTTCTTGGCCAGCAGTGATGCGACCAGGTAGCGCAGTGCGTCGGGCAAGTGGTCGTTCTCCTTCACGGGCTTGATGCCGTCCTTGTCGTAGGCGTAGCCCGCAGTTACATCCAACAGATCCCTGAGCTTGGCGGACACGAACAACCGCTCCCCCTCGATCAACGAGTTGACGGCGTCGATGCCGAACAGGATGGCATTCGTGGCCTCGAAGACCCTGACGCCGTGCTTGCCAAGCTCCCTGATGCCCTCGGGGTTGCTTGGGTCGGCGAACCAGCAGCACTCGGGTCCGCCCATCGTGAGCATCTTTTGAGCCTGAACCTCTGCGGGCACACTCGCCTGCTGTTCGGCTGCGTACACGTAGAGCACGTCTCTGCCGTAGGTGTCCTTGTAGACAACCCCGACAACATTCGCAGCAGGCGCTGACCAGCCGAAGTCGTGTCCACCGTACACCTCACCAGCAGGAATCTCGTCTTCGTCGATCGTGCACTTGCCGAGGTCGAAGACGACGCCCTCAGCCGCTGACCAGAAGCCCTCGAACAGACGCTTGCGGCGATGGCCAGTGAGCTTGCTCAGGGTTGCGATAACGTCAGGGTCCAGGACAGGGTTGTCTTTGAAGTCGAACTGGATGAGGTGCAGGTCATGGCTATCGATGCGCCGCTTGATCCAGTGCGTCGGCGCCCCCGGGTTGGTGTCCATGACGAACTGACGGTAGGGAGCGTTGCGTCCAGAGAGACGCGACGTGAGCACTTCGTAGTCCTCTTCTTCGAGCTCACAACTTTCTCCTGCGTAGATGTAGTCGTACTCGGAGGACAGGATCTTGGAGGGCATGTCCAGGCCGGCGATGATGATCTCGGTGCCGTTGGGCAGCACGTACTTGGTCCTGCTGGCTCTGGTCACGTTGTCCACCCAGGGGCTGCCCTTGGGGGCCACGTAGCTCTCGAAGGTCTCCAGGATGGATTCGGTCATCGATGCTCTGACCTTGCGGGTGAAGAGAATGCGGGCACCAGGATACTTCATGCCGAAGAGCAGCGCCTTCTCCAGTGCAGCCCTGGACTTGCCACAGCGGGCAGGGCCTACGATGGCGACAAGCTTCTCACGGGTCTTGAACAGGTCTACGGCGTGGCCGACTGGCTTGTAGGTCACACCGCCTCCTCTACGTCCTGGCTGATGTTGTAGAGCTTGATGGGTCCGGCGATGTTGATGGTCTTGTCCGGCTCACCGAGAGTGTAGCCAAGAACCAGACGGGCGGCCTTGGTGTCCCCCGCCCGGGCACGATC